TCGAATGTTGCACAATATGATGTTGTGCAAGGAGATTGGGCACAATGGTATCCGTCTGACACAAGTGAACGACACGGGTTTGTTACAAGCGTAAGTGACGATGAAGTAACACTTACTGTTTGGGAGCAAAACGCTGACGGTGAATGGCGCGAAACTGAAGAAACTGTTACGAAATCAATGGAAGAAGTCGAGCCGTGGGGGAACTTCCCTCGCGAGCAGGAAGACTTTGCCATTGATGGAGCAGACCCACGCCGTGCAGTAAGGCCCTCTGAAGAAGCCGCAGATACACTATCTGACCAAACAGAAACGGCTCTTCGTAATAAAGTAGAGTCACACAACGAAGAATACAGTGACGATGAGGGCAAGCGAGTTACGTACAGAATGCTCAAATCCGTGTATAATCGCGGTGGTGGAGCATACGACGACTCGCACCGAGAAGGAATGAGTAGACAACAATGGAGTATGGCTCGTGTCAATGCGTTCCTCTACTTACTTCGGAACGGAAATCCTGAAAACGATGCATACGTTCAGGACAACGACCTACTCCCAGAAGAGCATCCTCGTTCGTCGAGTGAAGAAAATGGATTGTACGGCACACCTGCTACAATAAGCGAGTACGATTACACGATGGGTGTGTCTGAATTGAACTTCGCGCAACTTGCGTCAATGGACGAACTTGATGTAGTGTACTCCAATTGGACACAGGCGACTAATATGACTGCATCGGAACTCCGACGCTGGTCGCGAAACCCGTGCTCTCGTCAGGCATCCATTGACCCAACAGCAGTTATCAAGCGAAACCTGCGGCTTCTTGAAACGAATAAAGAAGATTGGGACAGAGATGATATTCGTGATGCAAAGCGCACGGTATCATTCATCGCACGTATGCGTGGTGCAAAGGGCGAAGGTAATCAAAAGACAGGTGGTTCCTATGGTTGTCCCACCGATTGGGCAATCAGCCTCTTGAATTGGGCATATAACCCATTTGATTCACTTCCAGAAGCACCCGAGGATGATTCGCTTGATGAGGTTGAGGAAGTAGAACTTATGGCTTATGAAATGCACGAAGTTGAGTTTGACGGTGTAACGACAGAAGAATGGAATCCTGTTTCGATGGACGACTTCGAGACAGACGACCTTGAAGAGATTTCGAAACACTTTATGGTATCTGAGTCTGGCTTCCCGCCAGAAAATTACCGAGATTTGAAGATGCCCGTTGTTGACCCAGAAGGTAATCTCAATCTCAATGCACTACAGTCGATTAAGGGGGGCGCTTCCTCTACTGCGGCTGAAGGCATTGAATCTGGTATTGGCAACGACCTTGGTGAATACATTCAGATACTTGCGAAAGAAGAGTTTGATAAAGATTGGGGTATGGAAGAAGCAGCAATGTACGGAAATAAATCTGACGAATCGCATATGTTCCCCAACAAAGTTGATGCCATGATGATGGCGCGACAGATGGGACTCGATGGAGTTCATAAGATGGGTGAAATGTGGATGCCTGGAATGGATCACGAATCCTACATGGATGCAGTTGCATCGATGAGTGGCCACATGTATGGAGAGATGCCTGAAGACGAGGAGGAGATGGCAGACGCTGCTTCCTTGATGGATTACGACATGCATGAACCCTCGTATGATGGCACCACTGAAGCAGACTGGAGTGCTCCCACGCTTGAAGATATTATGATGGCATACGAGTGGGACGAGGAGTATGATTCCTACGACGCACTTCCCGAAGAGGCGAAGGAGACGATTGGGAATCACTTCATTATCTCTGAATCTGGCTTCCCCGCAGAGAACTTTGGCGATTACAAGTTGCCTGTGGTAAGCCTTGAAGGTGAACTAAGTCTCAATGCCCTCAATGCAGTGAAGGGCGGTCGAGGCGTGTCTGCTGTCGAAGGACTCAATTCCGAAATGGAAGACACCATCGTTGAAATGGTCAACGAATTGGCTAATGAGGAATTCGACAAAGAGTATGGTATGGAAGAAGAAATGGGTTCCGTCAAGCCTGTGACAATTGACGGGGTGACTGTCCTCACCAGCGATGACCTTCGGCGACGTGGTAAGTCCGAGGAGAGCGAGACGGACTCTACAACTAGAACAATGACTAATGTAAGTGAAGAACTTCAGGCTCGACTTGAGGAACTTGAGGCACCTGCCGTCATGGAGCAGGATTCCTTTGACGAACTTCGAGAAAAGGCCGAGAAGTATGATGATATTTCGGAGGATATTGCCGAACTGCGCGAGCGTACCGAGGTTCTCGACGCTGTTGACCGGACGCTTGTCGATGAACTCAGTGAAGCCGATGAGCCTATGGTTATCGAGTCTGCTCGCTTTGAGGCGCTTTCCGCCGAGGCTGAACAGGTTAAAGAAGTATACGCGACTCAACTCGAAGACGAACTCGCTGTCTTCACCGCTGAGGAATTGATGGACAAGTTTACCATCGAGGAACTTAGCGCGAAGTACGAGGATGCGTTCGGTGAGTTTGAGGAAGAGTTGTCTCCTGACCCGAAGGGGACAGACGCTGGCGAGGAGGAACTTGAGCAGCGTGCATCCGAGGAGCGTTCCGAGGAGGAACTTTCCCAAGATGAAGAGGTTTCTGCGAAGCAGCAGGAGATTCGGGACAAGATTTTCAAGCGATAATTTAAGTGATAAAAATGGCAGGACTTAGTGATACACCAGAGGGTGGGGAAACTCGCCGCTATGGTAATACGGTCGGTGTACCGCACGGAGAGAGTGATGGGACTGCGCTTGCTGACGCAAGTGTACAGCCCGGCGATGCTGTAACTATTGACAGCGGCGTTCTTGCGAAGGCTGGCACAGGTGACGCGATTCTCGGCGTTCTCGTGAACTATGATGTTTACGGAGCGTCGCACCGTGGTGAACTGATTTCTGGCGACGTTGACGCAACTGTCGCTGTTCAGGGTACGTACAAGGCGCGTGCTGATTCGGACCTTAGTGCTGGCGACAGTGCTGGCCTTGGCGACACGGATGGCCACTTTGGTAACGTTGACGACCAGGGCTTCCGTGTAGTCGAAACATACAACGACGGCTCACAGGATTGGGTCGAGGTTGTGCTGTAAACTTTTAGGTGATTATAAATGAGTCTAACAACTAATGACGTTATCACGGAGGATTTCGTCCGTGAAACTGTGGAAGAGGTAATTGAGCAGAACCTTGTCTACCGACAGGCGTTCCGCGAGATTAGTGCAACTGGCATTCAGTCGAATTCGTACACATTCAACATTGACGCTGACGACATGGGTCGTCCAAGCGTTGTTGCTGAGGGTGAGGAGTTCGAGCGTGACCAGAGCAACGTTGACCAAGTAACTGTAACCTTCAAGAAGTACGGTGGCGAGGTTGCCATCACAATGGAGGCTATGGAAGACGGCATGATTGACTTCAAGGCCCGAGAGGTTGAGGAACTTGCTCGTGCGATGGCCGAGAAGTTGAACGACGAGGCATTCGAGGAACTCAACGGTAACGTTGACTCGACTGTTGGTGACGACGATGACGTGCTTTCGTTCAGCGACATTCGTGATGGAATGGTTGCTGTTCGACGTAATTCGTACACGCCTGACCTGCTCATTGTAGACCTTGATGGCTACGGTGACCTGCTCACTGACGCGAACTTCAACCGCGCTACCGATATGGGTGACGAGGTTGTTCGTACTGGTGAGGTTGGCCAGATTGCTGGTATGCGCGTTGTGGTTGACACAACTAACGATATTGCTGACGGTAACGGTGCGTTCGTTATCGACAGTGACCGATACGGCTATGAACTTACTCGCACTCCTGTCAGCACAAACGAGTACGAGGACCCCGAGCGGCAGGCTGACATTATGCAAATCTTCACCCGTAAGGCGTGGAAGGCTATCTTCCCCGAGGCGGCTGTGAAGGTTAACGCATAAAGGATTCTACACTTTACGTAGTATAGATTACTACTCGGCACTCTACAACATATTGGCTTATGTCTTACAGTCCTCGATACGTCTCAATTCACGACATTCCGGTGCAGATTCCTGATGATTACACAGATTCTCAAAAGGAAGATGCGCTTGAATATGCAGAATCATCTCTCGAACTTGACTTAAATAACGGCGAGGTGATTCCGCCAGAGGATCAAATTACCATAATGGAGTCTGCAATTAAACAACTTGCGACGTGCCATTTGGCAAAGGGTGCTGAAGATCCAAACGATGTAACACTTGGCGATATTGAAGACGCTGGTGACACAAAAGTAGAATACGCTAATTCGTTCTGTGACCAATACGAGGATACAATTACTCGTATTATAAATTCAGGCATTCTCGAAAAGGATGATGGCGGCGAATCAAACGCGCCATTCACCTACACGACAGGGTATCCATAATGACGACATTTATGTCAGACTTCGAAGATTTGAAAAACTTCGAGTTTGGCTTTCAGCGATTAAATGTTGAAAAAGTTGCAGATGAGGCATTTGAAGATGCCATCAAACAAGACTTTATTGGTCTGTTGATTTCTAACATAAAAAAGAGAGGCCTTGTGGGGAGCGGCGTCGATGAAGGCACCGGACCAGACCTTGCAAGTAGAAAGGCGTGGAACGTAATTCGTGAAGGAAATATGCGATATCGCATTGAAACTGAGCGAAGCGTTGGACCACGTGCATTTTACTTGGAGTATGGTACTGATGAAGTGACTCCTAATGGCGATGGACCACTTCGATTCAGGACAAATGTCTCGACATATGACGCCGAACCCGGTGAAATCATATATCGATATAGCGTAAGTGGTGTCGAAGAATATAGATATTTCCGAGATACTGTTCAAGAATTCAACAAGGTTGTCGCCGATAAAGTTGAAGAGCGAATAGGTGACAAGATGACAGACCACATCGAGCGACAACTTAAACTTGGATAATGGCTACACCACGTGAAATACTGACACGAATTAAAGAATCACTAGACGATTCTTCAGACGTTCCTGACAGTGTTTCATATGTGTTACAAGAGTATGACGCATCTGGCAAAGATGCTAATGTTACACTACCCGTCGTTGAACTACAAACAGTGAATGCGCTTTCACTAAACGAATTCAACACGGATTTTGTGAGATATGTACATGATGAAAACGAAAATCAAATCGGACGAGTGTACCGCTCTGAGTATTCAGTAACAGTACAACTTGATATCTTAACTGTTGATGGTCGTCGAGAAAATGAAGAAAGCATCTCGCCACTCGTCGATTCGGTGAGGCGTGCGCTGTATCAATACAGTTCTGCGGGACCAGCAGAATCGCTCGAAGAAACTGTGTGGAAGTTTCAACTAAATGAGGGCGAGCGTGCAGATAATCTTGACTCTACACCAACCGTTCGGCGTTGGTCGCAAACGATAGATTGCTGGACGTATGATGAATTTAGAACAATTGACGATTACATCGTGGATATAACATTCCCCGACGAAGACGATATCGCGGCATGACCCAATGTGTGGAGATTTGCCGAGTAGTAAACAAAATTAATAACAGGTGATTTAATAAATGACAGTATACGGAGGATTCCCCGGCGTACAGGTAACGACAGCCGGTGGCGGAATTACTGCAATTGAAATTGGCTCTGAGGAGAAGGTCGTACTCTTTGGCCGAGGAGGTTCTGGAAGTGCGGCTGTCAATACCCCGACACAAATTCAGGCTCGCAGAGAGGCAGACGTTGCCTTTGGCGAGGATTCTGAACTTTCCAATTCGATGAAACTTGCGCTCGCTAATGGTGCGAACATTTCGTACTTGTATGGAGTGCAGGTTGAAGAACTTGGTGCTGGTGGGGATATTGATACAGAACAAGATACGCCGACAGAATCGTACTCTGGTACGACTGCCGACGTTCTTACCAATACACCAATTGTAGAAGAAGAGGGCTACCTCGCTGTTCGTGACGTGATTGACGATGTTGAAATGACAGTCAATCTCGTGTACGAAGAGTCGGTTCCGTCACCCGGTGATTCGAATACGATTAATCTCAATCCCTTTACAGGAGATTGGACTGCGGATTCGTCAAGCGACTACGATTTCTTCTATAGCCACCTTGATTGGTCGGCTGCATTTAATGCAGCAGACAACGTGGTTAACGAAGATGAGACAGGGCTTTATGTAGCGTTGACTGAATCTGAACAAGTAGCATCGACACTTTCGGGCAAGACGACAGAACTTCGCGATGAGTTCCAACTTGTTAATGGGCTTGCTGGAGCAATGCCTAACTCGACTGAAACAGAAAATCTCGGAGAACCAACAGAGCGCGACTATGCAGGATTTGACACTGCGTCGTATGAGGATCTGATTGATAACGATAGTCAGTTCCTCGCCGCTGCTGTGAGATTCGAGGATTCTGTTGAGACTGCGCTCGGTTCAATCGGTGGCCTATTCGGAGGCGCTGACATTACTGAGCCAATCTACAATGATACCATCAACACTGGTGGAAACAACCTCGAAGTTCAATTCAACCGAACTGATGCGCAAAATATGCGTGGTGCAAACGTCATTCCGCTTCGTCAAGCAGGTGCTGTTCGCGTAAAGGGCAACCTTTCGACGAGCACCGAAACTGATTGGGAGCGTGACTTCTGGCGTCGTCGGATTGTTGACCGCGTTATCCTTATCGGAAAGACTATTGGTGACGCCATCATTGGTCGAATCAACGATGAGGAAACACGAGCAGCAGCCGAGCGCTCGATTACAGTAGAACTTCAGTCTCTTGCAAACGACCGTCTAATCAAGGACAACGTTGAGGGAGAGCAGAACTTCTTTGTCGATGTGTATGAGTCGTCCACAGACCCAGATGAAGTGAAGATTGACATTGGTGTAACACCACAGGGTATCGTCAAGCGCGTTGACGAAACCATTACAATCAACACATAAGGTGACATAAATGGCACAAAACAAAGAAGAAATTGGAAATGATGTACAGTTGTTTGTAGGCGCTGACGAAACAGCATACCCTATTACAAGCGCATCGTACTCTGAGGAGCCGCAGACATCCTCGACCCAGTTTAACACGTCTCTCACGATGAGCATTGTGCAAACTGGCATCGAGTACTCTGGTTCGTTCGAGCACACTGGTGCAAACACAGAACTTCGAGATAAGTTCTTTGGTAATCAAACACAACCGAAGTCGAGTACTGTTCGCAAAGTCGATCAACTCGTCTTCCAAGATTCGCAATCTACGTACACCTTTAAGGGTGTTGTCGTAGGTTCGCGTTCGAAAGATTTCCCTGCTGATGACCGAACGTCGGTCACCTACGACTTTACAGCAGAGGAACTTGTCGTCGCAAACGCATAAATACACGGATAGTTGGTTAACTATTCGGACAACCTGAACGCTGGCTTCCAGTTCTATTCTTGCCCAATTCTCTTATGGGCAACCAGCAAGTAGTGTTGAGTTATTAACCGCATACTAACAAAACTTAATACAACTATGCAAGAAGAAAGCGCAATTGAATTTTACAAGCGAGTAACGCAAGGTACCGACCATACGAAAACTATTACACTTGAAGACGCAAGTGGCGCGGCTTTGCCAAATGTGCAGATGTCTCCTGTTGACAAGCGGCAACTTGCTTCGGTGATTCAGCGTCTGCCTGACGAGATGTTTGACGCTGTGGAAGAAGCAGAATCTGCTGAAGAGGCAGAAGACACGATTGAAGATAGTGAAAACCTTTCGATGAATGCCGTGACTGAAGAGACAGTCGAAGCGTTCGAGGATTTGTGTAAGGATTCTCTTCGTCACCCTGAACTAGCACCTCCGCAAATGAACGATATTGTCAATAATCTCAATTTTGAGGTACTGTTCAGTATTGGGACAGAGATTATCGATATCTCTGCTGAGAGTGATGGTGCTGTGCAGGATTTTCACGTACAGGGCTAGGACAACAACTCTTTTACGCCCTTGAAAATGGCCACACATTTTCAGTAACTGAAGACTATTTCGATGAATCCGGCGAACTTCGGACGAGAAAACGCGAAGCATTTGTAGATGAATTGACTGATTCACAACTTAGATTCCTCTTCCACGCTAAAGAACAGCGTAAAAAGATGAGGCAGGAAGAATCTGGAGTTAACAGACTTAAACAACAATTATAATTTATGGCAGAAGGACTTGACGTTGTAATTAATGGTGTCGAAACCGTCTCCGAGAAGATGGACGACATCGAGAATTCGGTTAGAACTGCTAATCAAGCGCTGAATAATCTATCAGGCGAACTTCGAGAGGCATCTATATCGAGTGAAGTTCTCGAATCTTCGTCTGAAAGCGTGGCTACCTCAGCAACTAAGGTAAATGGTGCTGTTCGAGGTGCTTCTAGTGCAGTTGACGAATTGGGAGATGAATCTCGTGAGGCTGCTGTTGAAGTTGGCCTACTCGGAACTGTTATGGATAAAACGTCGGTTAGTGCAGGAGCGCTTTCTATTAATGTTGGTGCGTT